TAAGATACTTAAAGGAGATGCACCGCCATCTCATCATGTGGTAGGATCTAGAGATGTTGTCATAACTTGTGCCACAGCTGATGGCAACAAGGTGGAGACAACGATTTGTATGAATCGTCACGGACACGGCGGAGATGGCCACACAAAGGGTTCAATACTTAGCTATCATGTATTGACAAATGGAAAGGCTAAGAGTATCTGTGCATATTTTGCAACATTAACCCCCGAGCAAATTGAACAGTATTGTAAACTGCATCATAACTGTTGTGGTGTACGCGACTTTTTGAGATGGCGGAAATAATTTGATCCATTCACAAAATAAATAGTTGAAATTATTTTATTATTTAACGGAATTTATCCAAGCATACTGGGATCTAAAGTCTTCTAACTCCATTATCTAAAATATACTTCTCTACATCTATTCACTTCTGAATCACTTATTCTTTTTTTATGTATATCTTCAAATGATTCGCCACCAAGCATCCTAATAATGAAATTCATTGAATAAACACCACATTCTGATGAGGATCGTTGATGACGCCGTTTATTATATTTTATATCAGGTTCAATTCCAGACTGTTTACAATACTTGGCAATTCTTCTTAAAAAGGTTCTAATTTCTTTTTCTGGTGCAAATCCATAGCTATCGCTGAATGCTATAATACCTTCTTTTAGATCGGCATAAGAACCACACCAATGTGACCCTGGTTGATTGTGCTTGTCAAGATTGTGAATAATGCCAATTTTATTTATTCCATCTTTTTGTAATTCATTAAAATCCAAATCAGATACACCTAATTGCGGAAGATCAAGAACATCTAACGGCACAGCACCGAGAAATAGAAAATCTGCATATTTTTTTTCATATTGTTTCATTGCATCTTGAATATTAAATGTATTTAACCATTTAAATTGTCCCTGACCATTCGATTTATTTGGTCCATTAGCTCTAAAAGTATATTTTGTTAAATAATGTTTCATTTCTTTTCCAATTTTTTTAGTAAAATCTTGTTTAATCCAACATTGTTGATTATCACAAACGTTTTCAAGTCTGTTTTGAAATTCTCGAACTAAATATCGTTTATATTTATTAGGATTCAAAACTTCCATGCGTGGATGAAGCTTTATTTTTTCACCTCTTACTTTTTTTTCATCAATTGCTTCATTATATGCAACCGCTAATTTTGCCATAACTTCAACTGGCATACAACTTCCATCTCCAAATTGTAATGCTGGGGCGCATTTTTTATCTTTATCATCTTGTGGTTCTATTTCAGATGATCTAATCGATGATATTTCTTGATCTCTAGTCATTAATTAACTATATTATTTATTACTATTTTTGTTTTAATTTAATATTTAATTTAGCTTCAAAATCGGGGTCATGATACAAAAATATCTTTTCAGTGCCGTCAGAATTGGTTTTAATACCGCCAATTCTTTTTCCTTCTTTGTTCCAGATAATATTATTTTTGTCCCTAAACATAATTTGATCATTATGAGTAAATTGTTCCAATATATGTTCAGTTTCTTCAGGAGTATTTTCATGATTTATATATTCTTCAATAATGTCCGAATTTTTGAGTGGTGGATACTTATCAATCAGTTTATCAACAAATTCTTTATTTTTTTCGGCCATTTTTTGTTTTTCTTCATTAAGCTTTTTTTCATATTCTTGTTTAAGTTTTAATCTAATCGATTTGAGGTGATTTTGAATTTTGTCTGACATAGTGTAATTTATTATTAATATAGTTAATCTATTGATTTTATGTTGAACGAATTTAGTAATCAATTTTTATAAAAAAAATTCTCTAATCTCCGAAATTCTTAATCCTCAGTCCTCAAATATTACGTAAATTGCCGGTTTTTATAAAATAAATCATATTTTCTACATTATTAATCAGACAAAAAACTAAATTCATCCAAATTAAAAAATTGTTTAGCAGAATTATTTTTTTTGGCCGAAAATTTATTTTCTTCTTTTTTAATTGGTTTTTCGTTTTCGTCTTGATCGTCACCATTATCATCAAACATTATTTTATCAAAATTGAATTGCTTACTTTCTTTTTCATTTTCAAGAGCAATAATTTCCGCTTCAAAGGTGTCCAATTTGTTTACAAAATTATCTTGTTCTGGATGGGATAAAAATTCTGCCATAGCCATAATTTTTTTATTTATCTTAGTATTAAGGGCATTAATGTATCGTTTCCATATTTTATACAATTCGGGATTATTTCGGAAAAAGACAACATAGTTCCATATTTTTTCAAATGTTGGCAGATTTTCGCTGAACCACTTTTTGTCTCTATAGATTGTGACATTATGTGATTTTTCCAATCGCCAATATAAAACTTTATCAAAATAGAAATCTTTATAATCAACATTAAGTGTGCCAAGAGTATCACTAATCCATATATCGTATTCTAACGGTGTCATATTTATTTTAGGCGGATAGATAACTTTAGCATCTTCATAAACAACATTATTATAGTCTTTAATATTTTTGGATGCTTCAACTTGTCGAGATAATGGCAGTAATTGAATAACAGCTCCTTTTTCACACCCAAAATATTTAGACTTATCCGGTGAATCTGGATCAGTATCTTCTAAAAATTTGTCTTTATTTTCATATTCTTTGATATCACATTGCCAAAAATCACATTCATCTAAATCACAACATTCTAACTGTAATTGTACTTGAATCCAATAATAAATGGGGCAGATGTTATCAATAATTTCTCCTTCTGTTTTAATCATTCGTGTTTTTGGACATTTAATTTCTAACATTCTTCCAACCATTTTAGATTTTGTTTTTTTGTCAAATTTAAACTGATTACAAATTCCATCGGGAGATGCACCCAAAAAATGAATTGTTGGATGTCCGAGTAGACCAAATTCATCGACTGTTACATCCATTCGTTTACTATAAATCATAGTTGCAATTTCTTCATATTTTTTTCCATGATAACAATAAATATTTGAAGTAAATTTTGGTTCATCGACTTTCTTTGTAATAAAACCAAATTGCGGTTCATAATGGTTTTTTCCTAATACAACACCGCCATCACTCGCAGTAATTTTATCTCGTCTCATTGAAAACCATTCGGGTGATCGTTGTTCTGGAAGTTTAATAGCTCTAAGTAAATCATATTGTTTACTCAATTTTTGTTCTTTTTCTGTAAATTGATCATTTTGAATACTGGATAATAATATATCAAATATAATTTTGCGATCTGGATTGACTTTACTCGTATTAATAATAAAATTGTCATTTTCTAGTTTATTAATATATCGAGAAATTGCATTTAAAATATCATGTTGATTGTGATTACAAGCATGGGTATGCAATAATTGATTTGTTAATTCTATTAGTTTGACTAAATTAATCGTCTGTCCCTGATAAACCGGAGTTAATGATGATTTAATTTCTTTGCGAACAACACTCATAGTATTAATTTATTATTTGTAATCTATAATCATTAATATCTATGTTATTTATGATATTTTAGATAATAGTTCAATTTTTTGAAAAAATTGAATTTAATAATATTATTATTTTAATTCAATAATAAATTATTTTAATCAATATTTGCATGAATTTAGACATAATTGAAGGTCTGAATAATATTCGTTTGGGCGAATTAGTTGTTTCAGAACCGCCGCCTATCACACCACCAGTTCGTAATGTATGTGTAACAATGGCGGGTTCAGTAGATGCGGGTAAAAGTACACTTATTGGTGTATTATTTTCTGGAGAACTTGATGATGGTGATGGATCAGCTCGCGAAGAGGTGGCAAAACATAATCATGAATTGGTGCGAGGGGCTACATCTGATATTGCAACTAAAATACTTGACTTTAAAGATGGAAAAAAATTAGTTTTGGTTGATTTGTGTGGACATTTAAAATATCTGAAAACTACTATGTTTGGAATAACTGGATATTTTCCAGATTATGGTATAATAGTAGTTTCTGGATCAAAAGGAATAAGTGATATGACAATAGAACATTTAGCTATTTTGTCGTTCATGAATATTCCACTTATTGTTGTAATAACTAAAATTGATATTGCACCAGATGATAAATACAAGAAAACAATTAACAAACTAATTAAATATTTCCGTCATCCACGGATAAAAAAAACTCCAGTTTTAATTAATGATGAAATAGGATTTAAATTAGAAGAACATGTAAAAGCAAATTCTAGTGACATAACAGGACAGACTAAATTAAAAGAAATATATGATAAGGCTGCTGTTAAAATATCAAAAATTACAGAAAGAATAGAAAAATCTGATATTTGGATACCAGTAATTACAGTGTCAAATAAAACAGGCTATTTTATTAATGAATTAAAGCAACTTTTGTATGGTTTAAAACCTCGAAAACGCAATTCTATATCATCTTCCGAAATTAAAGGAAATATATTTTATATTGATAGTGTATTTGTCAAAAATGGCACTGGTTTGATTGTTTCAGGAACTTTATTTGGCCAAACAATTAAAATTGGTGATCACATGTTGCTCGGACCATCAAATAAACATTATTTAAAAGTAAAAGTATGGTCAATACATAATGATGATGAGACGGCAATCACTGAATTGAAAGACCATGAAAAAGGATGTTTGGCAATTAGAAATCTTGAAAAAAAGACAGAACTACGCCGTAATGACATTAAGAAAGGAATGGTTATATTAAAAAATGAATTGCTTACAAAAAATACTTGTTTAGAATTTCAGGCCGAAATTGAAGTTCTTCATCATAAGACAGAAATACGCTCACGATATACTCCAACGATTCATTGCGGAACAATTGTTCAACCAGCACAAATTAAACTTCCAAATATAATCATCCATGATACAGAAAAAAAAGAAGATATAACGGTGGAAAAAAAACTAAAAACTGGAGATAAAGAAATAGTGTGGTTTAGATTCATAGGTCATCCAGAATTTATGGAAATTGGAATGATATTCTTCTTCAGAGAAGGAAGTACTCGTGGTTATGGAAAAGTAATTGGACTTAAACCACTAAGTGAAGATCATGATCCACCAGCACGTCATATTAAGAAAAAATTTCATCGTCCAACAAATAAACCAAAAATTATTCCTAGAATCTAAACATTTTTATAAAATTCAAATTGCACAAAAATACTATAAATAATGTCCCTATCAAATATTAATTCAGTAAAATCAAAAATATAATCTTGTTTGTTTTGGATTATTTTTTTGATTTTCTCTAGATTTTTAAATTTAAATTCTTCAATATCAAAAATGATATTATTTAATTTGTATTTTAATTGATTCGGAATTAATCTAATTTTTATGGAGTCATCTGTATTTTTATAACTTATCAAATAACGCATAACTAATTGATAATTTATATCAGGGTCAATTTTTGGATTTTTATCAAGACTCAGCATTAGATCCATTGATGGATATAAAAAAGTATCTATTTGGTATAGAAGATCTTTTCCATAAATGTCTTCCCACATGACATATGTAGAATAGACTAATTTAGTATTAGCAGCCGCTTCTGGAGTGGATATTTTATAATAATTATTGGTATCTCTATTGAGAAATTTAAATGCATGAGAATATGCTTGATAATAATTGTTGTCTTTTATCATAATTACAAAAGGAATTGAATCTTCGGGATCATATATTTCTGTTCTCAAATATTCAGTTGTGATCGAATAAGGAAAACATTGAGCGAGTTCAGAATAATAATCATACATTTTAGATA